AATATTATGTGAGAATAACAAACCTAGATTGCTTTATTATTTAAAGCGTAGAGGTTATAGAGGCTATTCGATGAATAGACCTGATAAACATTTAAATAAATTGTCTGTAGCTGAGCGTGAGGTTGGCGGAATACCAAATTCAAGTGAAGATGTTAAACAAGCACATGCTGCAGCGATAGAAACTTATATAGAAGATTTTGTAGGTGAACAAGAGAATGGATATGGAGATATGTATTTTCAACGTACACTAGAAGATTGGGCTAAGTTTGATATAACCAACAGAACTAAATACGATGCATCTATTAGCACAGGTTTAGCTTTGATGGCTTGCAACAAACATAGATACAGTCCGAAGGGTGTAACACAAGTAAAATCTTTTAACTTAGGATTTAAAAAATACAATAACAAAGGAGGAAGCTCCCAAATAATTAAGTAGATGAATATAAGCACAGGATACAATAGTTCGTTTCCAAATCAGGTAGTACCAGATGAAGAAAAAGCAACTATTGAATATGGGTTACAAGTTTCTAGAGCTATCGAGCAAGAATGGTTTTCTTTCGGAGGTAGCACATCAAATAGATTTAACTTAAACTACAAAACGTTTAACAACCTAAGGTTATACGCAAGAGGTGAACAACCAATGGATAAGTATAAGAATGAATTAGCAGTTAATGGTGATTTATCTTATATGAACATCGATTGGACACCTGTTCCGGTACTTAGTAAGTTTTCAAACATTGTATGTAATGGTATATCTCAAAAGAAGTTTGATTTAAACGCTTACGCTCAAGATCCTGAGTCCTTAAGGAAGAAGACTAAGCAACAAGAAGCTATCTTGTACGACATGACAATGCAAAACGATATTAAGGTAGCTGAGCAAGTGTTTGGTGCTGATATATCTAAATCAGGAATGAACCAAGAACAACTACCTGATACTCCTGAGGAATTAGAATTGTTTATGCAATTGAAACCTAAGATGGCTATCGAGATAGCTGAAGAGGAAGCTATAAACACAGTATTCGACAGCAATAAGTTTGAAAATATAAAAGAACGGGTTGATCAAGATCTTGTTAATATAGGTATAGGTATAACAAAAACATCATTTAATAAATCACAAGGATTAGTTCTTGATTATGTAGACCCTGCAAAATGCGTATGGTCATATACCGAGGATCCATACTTTGGGGATTTATATTACTTCGGAGAAGTTAAGCAGATAACATTATCAGAGCTTAAAAAAGAATTTCCTAATATAAGCGATTCAGATTTAGACAGAATACAAAAGAGTCCTATCAACGGATCAAATGCTACAGGCTTTCTTAACCACGATAAAGATAGTGTACAGGTGTTATACTTTGAGTATAAGACTTTCATGAACCAAGTGTTCAAGATTAAAAAAACAGATACAGGATTAGAGAAAGCTATTGAGAAAACAGATTCTTTTAATCCACCTAAGAACGATAACTTTGAAAGAGTTAGTCGTACTATAGAAGTACTATATCAAGGAGCAAAGATAATGAACTCGGATATAATGCTTAAATGGGAAATGGCAGAGAATATGACACGTCCTATGGCTGATACAACTAAAGTTGTTATGAGTTACGCAGCAGCAGCTCCTAGAATGTACAAAGGACGCATACAATCACTTATAAGCAAGTGTATAGGATTTGCCGATATAATTAACTTAACAAACTTAAAGCTACAACAGGTGCTATCTAAAATGGTTCCTGATGGGGTTTACCTAGATGTAGATGGTTTAGCTGAAGTTGATTTAGGTAATGGAACAACATACAATCCAGCTGAGGCACTTAATATGTATTTCCAAACTGGTTCTGTTGTAGGTAGATCACTTACGCAGGAAGGCGATATGAATAGAGGTAAGATTCCTATTCAGGAATTGCAAACAGGTAGCGGATCAGGTAAGATACAATCTCTTATTTCAGCATACAACTATAATCTACAGATGATTAGAGATGTAACCGGATTAAACGAAGCACGTGATGGCAGTATGCCAGACGCAAATGCTTTAGTAGGCTTACAAAAGATGGCTGCTAATACGTCTAATACTGCAACTAATCACATAACTAACGCATCGTTATTCTTAACATTACGTACAGCTGAAATAGTTTCATTAAAGATAACGGATGTATTAAACAATCCATTAACTGAGAATTCTCTTAAGAATTCAATATCAGCAACAAATGTAGAAACACTAAGAGAGTTAGCTAATTCAAATCTATATGACTTTGGTTTATTTTTAGAGCTAGAACCAGATGACGAGGAGAAAGCTGAATTAACAAACAATATTAATACATCGTTACAACAAGGCGGTATAGATATAGAAGATGCAATTGATATTAGAAATATCAAGAATATACAGTTAGCTAATCAAATGCTAAAGTTAAAGCGTCAGAAGAAAGAAAAAGCAGCACAAGCAGCTGCTCAAGCACAAGCGGAAGCGCAAGCAAACGCACAAGCCCAAGCTAACGAACAGATTGCAATGCAAGAAGTTCAAAAGCAACAAGCGTTGACTGCAGAAAAAGTAGCAATCGAAAAAGCTAAGGCTGATTTCGAAATACAAAGAATGCAGATGGAAGCTCAAATGAAAGAAATGCTTATGGCAAAAGAATTTGAGTACAACATGCAACTATCGCAAGGTAAGTTACAAAATGAACAAGGTAAGTTGAAAGAAGCTGAAGATCGTAAAGACAAACGTACACAGATGCAAGCAAGTCAACAAAGCGAACTGATTAAGCAAAGAGAAGAAAACGGTGCTCCGACAAACTTCGAATCCCAAGGCAATGACACAATGGGAAGCTTTGACTTAAGCTCGTTCGAACCAAGTTAAAATTATTAAACAATTATATATTATCTTATGGAAAACGTTAAACAAGAAGGGACTTTCAAAATTCCCGCAAAAAAGAAACCTGAAGTCTTTGAGACCGAAGCTCAACAAAAAGCTGCTCGAATGGAGCCGCTGATTAGCACTAAGCAAGAAATACCTAAAGTAGTTATCTCTGATAACCCTGAGGTTGAAGAAGTAAAAGAAGAAGTGTTAGAAGAGGAAGTTGTAACAATGACTGAGATTGTTAAGGAGGAAACTCCAGCTGCAGAGGAAGTTGTTGAAGAAACACCAGCACCAGTTGCGGCACCAGGCATACAGTTACCCGAGAATGTAGAAAAGCTAATAAGCTTTATGAAAGAAACAGGGGGCGACATTCAGGATTATGTAAGACTAAATACTAATTACGACGATGTAGATAAGAATACTCTCGTAAAAGAATATTATAAAAGTACTAAGCCACATCTTAGCGCAGATGAAATCGATTTTATTATTGATGACAACTTCGCATTCGACGAAGATTTAGATGAGGCACACGACATACGCAAGAAAAAGATTGCGTACAAAGAAGAAGTTGCAAAAGCTAAAATGTTTTTGGAAGAGACTAAGAATAAATACTACGATGACATCAAGTTGAAGTCTACAAGTAATTCTAATCAAACCGAAGCAGAAACCTTTTTCAACCGATTCAAGGAAAAAGAAGCGACGACTTCCAAAAACCAACAAACGTTTCAAGCTAATACTAAACAATTGTTTTCGCAAAATTTCGAAGGTTTCGATTTTAATGTGGGTGACAAGACGTTTAGAATGAGTGTACCAAACGTGGACAAGGTGTCTGAAAAACAACAAGATATTGGCAATTTCGTAAGTAAGTTTACTAACGACGCCGGTGCTGTTGAAGATACAGCAGGTTATCACAAAGCTTTGTATACTGCAAGCAACCCTGATAAAATGGCAAACCATTTTTATGAACAAGGTAAAGCAGATGCTATCAGAGAGATAACTAATAAGTCTAATAATGTATCTACAGAGGCCCGTGAAGCTGCTCCAAAAGGAGATGTGAAACTGGGTAAATGGACAATAAAGGGAGTTAGTGATGGTTCTTCTTCAAAACTTAAAATTAAAAAATTCTAAAATAATTTAAAATGGCATTAGCACCACAATTTGGGTCTTTGATCCCAACACAAACTACGCAAGCACTTGCGACTAACTATTTACAATGGAACAACAATGGCGGAGCCAACGGAATTCCTGATAACTTTGCTGATTTTGCTCAGCAGTACTTACCAGAAGTATACGAAGCAGAAGTTGAACGTTACGGAAACAGAACTTTAAACGGATTCTTAAAGATGGTTGGCGCTGAAATGCCAATGTCTTCTGATCAAGTTATCTGGTCTGAACAAAATCGTTTACATATTTCTTACAGCAATGTTGATCAAGTAGATGGAGCTGGAACATTATCTGTAATTGATATCAACCCTAACGCTGTAGCTGGAGTATCTAACGTAATTTCAGTAAATGATACTGTTGTTGTTCTTGATCCTGCTGGATTAGAAGCAAAAGCTATCGTTACTGCATCTACATTAGGAGTTGCTGGAAGTATTACTGTACAACCTCTTTCTGATGTGTCTT